GTAAGTTTGTAGGCGCAGAAACTGCGCGTCAAAAAATGAATATCGCCCCAACTGCCACTGCAAGCAAGGCTACGGCTGTGGCAACTGCTCCTGCTGCAGGAGCGGCTGGCGCAGCAATGGCACCAACGGCAACAGCATCTCCGTCTGTTGATGCAGATCTAAAGAGCCAAACATTAAACGAAACTGAACCAGTAGAAAAGAAAGACGATAGTGGTAAAAAATTAGATAAACTTTCGAAAGATGTTAAAAAGGCTAATGAAGGAATTGAAGAAATTCTTGATATTTTCTCACTTAAGAGTTTCTATAAACTTATTGGTGGTGCAATTGGATTTGCAGTTCCTTTGTTAAAGAAAGCGATTGAGTTCATTTGGGACATTGGCAGTAAGGGCGTTAAATGGATAGCCGATCTTGCAATGAGTGTTTGGGAGAAGATTCGCGATTTCTTGACTGATGTTAAATTAGATATTCCTGAAATAATGGGTCCTGTTGAGATTGATCTTCCAGGATTTGACCCATTCACACTTGGACCAATTGGTGGATTTACTTTTGAACCATTTAAGTTTTTGAAGAAGCCAGTTGAAGGTCCAGATAAAGTAACACCAGTATCAAAGGGAGAAGCCGAGAAGCGCAGAGAAGTAGCACCAGCACCAAGAGGTGGTGGCGGTGCGCCAGCACCAGCTCCAAGTGGTGGAGGTGGTGGCGGAGGCGGTGGTGGAGGCGGTGGTCAGTACGATCAATATCAAAATAAGGTCGTGCCAAGTGGTGGTGGCAGCGGTGAAGCTGCGACAGGTGGGGGAGGTGGTGCACCAGCATCTAGTGGTGGCGCTCCAACGGCTACTCCTTCTGGATCAAACATGCCAGGAGGTGCTGCACCAGCTGGTGGTGGCGGCGCAGGTGGTAGTGTGGTTGGTATTGTTAAGGGTGCTATGGCTGAATATGGACTTGAGAATCCATATACTCAAGCAGCGCTGCTCGCAAACATTGAAAAAGAATCTGGATTCAAACCAAAATCTGAAAATCTAAACTATACATCTATTGAAAGAATCAGAACAGTATTCACTCGACTTAAAAAGTATTCTGACGAAGAATTACAAGCAAAGGCAGTAAAAAACCCAGAGGGAATGGCTGAACTTGTTTATGGAATGAATGATAGAATTGGTCAAAGCATGGGAAACAATGAGCCTGGAGATGGATGGAAGTATCGCGGTCGTGGATTCATTCAAATTACTGGCAAGAACAATTACGCCAGATATGGAAAAATGATTGGTGTAGATCTGATCGGCAATCCTGATCAAGCAAACGATCCATCAATTGCTGCTAAACTTGCTGCAGCATTCGTTATGACTGGTTTAAAAGGCAAACAAGATTTTCCAGATCAAAAATCAGCCAATCGTGCAGTCACTCAAACAATTGGTGGTGCTGGATTAGGTCTTAATAAAGGTTATGGTGCTGAGATTCTCGCCAAAGTTGACAAGTATTCAACAAAATATACACCTGCAGGTGGCACAGGTCAGCCATCACAAGGCGGTCCAATGTATGCTGCAGCAGGTGGTGTTGCTTCTGGTCCGCAATCTGGATATCCCGCAACTCTACACGGCACTGAAGCCATTGTTCCACTTGATGGTCAATCATATCAATCTAAACAAGCAGTGACTGCAGTGAGTAAGGCAGTTTCTGGTGATCAACTATCACAACAAAGTGCAGATAATTCGATGGCATCAACTGGTCCAAGTGTTGTGCCAGTACCAGTTCCAGGCGGTGGTGGTGGTGGCGACAAACAAGCAGCACCACCACAAAAATCAGATAACTCTGTAAAGGCTGATGTTCGTTTTGCTGACGATACATTTAATCGCGCAATATCAAAAGATTTCGCTCACCCAACAGCATTTACTTCAGTTGGGTTTGCCTGAAAAAAAGGGGGACTGTTTCCAGTCCCCCCCAAACTTCAACTTAAACGCACTCCGTGCTTATTGAAGAAGTTTATTACTCAGCAGCAAGTTTCTCGAAGAATGCCATATCGTCATCATCGACGGTAACATTTTCTGCAGTAACTTTCTTGGCAGGAGCAGAGCGAATGACAGGAGCCGATGCTTCCTCATCATCAACACGCTTTGCGGTTGCGCCAGCAGCACCACCAGCACCAAGAACCTTATCCAACTTCGCCTTGAGTTCATCATAGGACTTGAAGTTATCAGGCTTCAAGAAATCCTTGAGTGAATGTGTCGACTTCCAGACCTTTTCGATCTGCGCGTCGTCGCCATTGAACAATGCAGCAGGAGATTCAAACTCCGACTTGTCATAGTTGCGATAGCCTTCGACATTACGAATCTTGATCTTGAAGTTTGCACCCTTCCAGAAGTCAAACGGATTCATTGGAGTCTCATCAGCAAACTGCGGCTCGAGTTGCTCCTTGATCTTGTCGAAAATCTTCTTTCCGAACTTGAACAAGAACACCTTACCTTCATTTTGCGGACGCTTTGCGTCAGAGATCACAAGAATGTTTGCAATGTAGGTCAACTTGCGCTTCTGCTTACGAGCAATTTCCTTATTTGCTTCGATACCTGAGTTCCACAGAACAGTGTTGTGCTCAGAAACAGGGTCAGTTTTGCCAAGAGTTGTGAGAGAATTCTCAATGTACCAACCACCTGGACCTTGGAATCCGTGCGACCAGATTTGAACCCAAGGAAGACCATCTTCACCGTCGACTGCTGGAGTATCGAGAAATCGGACAACTGCGTATCCGTTGCCAGCGGCATCGACCTCTGGTTGCCAAAAACGATCATCAACATTTTTGCCGCCAGTGTTACCTGCTGAAGATGCTTCAACTGCCTTCTTCAATTTGTCAAGGGACGAACCCTTCTTAAGACTTGATAGACTCATTTATATTCTCCGTATAGCGTTGTATTAATGTATATCGACTTGTCCACTTTTTCATCATCACAATACCATTATATAGCATTTCAGTCAGCAAGTAAAGTTTCTTTTGTCAAGATCTTGTACTTGTCGACATTCACATTCAAGAAAGAACCATATTTGCGAATCTTTCTTGACACTTTGGGATAGATGATATCATCTGAAATCTTCTTGTCCCAAATTCGAATAAAGTCGAAGATGTTGTTGAGAATAACCATCGTCTCAATCGTCACTTCGTTTTGCATGAACAACACTAACAATTTTGGAAATTGCCCATCATCGACTTTAAATAATTCATTAAATGTTTCTTTTGTAGCAATCTTTTGCAGATCTTCTGCATAGATCTTGCTCATCGAATCCGTGGTTCGTTTCCATTCTCGATAAGTTTGCTCAGCCTCCTCTTCAAGAAGACTTTTGGTCCAATTATCGTCACTGTGTACAAAATTAGCAACCAGAAATGGAACCATCTCATCGTCCCGATACTTGCGCGCGAGACGATGGAATAGAAATTTGTCACGACGCTTTTGAAATGCATCTATTGATACTCTTGTTTTACCATCATAGTGAAAGAAGTTATATTGCTCAGAACTAAAATGCAGTTTGATGGCTTGATAGGTGCAATATAGATCGTATCCGTTCATAACGGAAGTCTACTACCTCGTGGCAAAAACCTTAACTCCATTGCTTCGCCTTCAATGATGCTCTTGAGAGATTCATTGATAAGTGTTGCAGCGATTTCAATCTCAAGATTGTTTCTTTCACAATATGTTGCGACTGCATCCATATGATCAATCTTTTCTTTCAAAGCCATCTCCATAATCATTATAGAGAAGTTATTCTTTTCTTCGCGACTTGCCATATTAGATCTCATATGCACTCAAGGAATTATTCAGTTGCTGAGTGACGCGAACAAATGTTGCACGCTTACTCAATTCCTTCAACTCACTTGCTCCAACATAAGTACATGCCGAACGCAGACCACCAAGAATATCCTGCAGTGTTCTACTCACCTCACCACGATATGGAATCTCAACTGTCTTGCCTTCACTGGCTCGATAGTTAGCCACACCACCATTATGTAAGTCCATGGCTGTTTCTGAACTCATACCATAGAATTGATTTCCGCCAATAGCAGAAGCACCGCCTTCTTTATGACCAGCCAGCATTCCACCAAGCATCACAAAATCGGCTCCCGCAGCAAATGCTTTCACAATGTCTCCAGGAACGGAACACCCTCCGTCCGCTATAATATGACCCTGAAGACCATGTGCTGCATCAGCGCATTCAATAATTGCACTCAACTGCGGGTAGCCGATGCCTGTCATCTTCCGTGTTGTACAGACAGATCCAGGACCAATACCAACTTTCACAATATCAACACCTGCGAGAATCAATTCCTCAGTCATCTCTGGTGTGACAACATTACCTGCCATCAATATCACATCAGGATACCACTCACGAAATTCTCTGATAAAATCAACAAACGATTGAGTATAACCATTGGCAACATCAATACAAACTTTTATAGATGAATTTTTGACATTGCTATAGACAAATGCAAATTTATCGCGATCATCATTTGAGATTCCCAGAGAATAAATGCTGCTGCTCATTTTTTTCGAGAAATGTTCAACTAATTGTTCGGCTGTGTAGTGTTTGGTAACTGCAACCATACACTTATGCTTATTGAACTCATCATCCATCTCAAGAGTGCCAACTCCATCCATGTTGGCTGCAATAATCGGAACACCCTTCCAAGAATTTCCGCTACGAAAAGTGAAAGTTCTCTCAAGATTTACTTGGCTTCGAGAAGACAGAGCAGATCGTTTGGGTGTAATCAGAACATCTTTAAAGTCTAACTTCACATCTTCAATAATTCGCATAATGCCTCAATGATAAAATATATGCTGACCAATTTTCTTGATAACTCTTTTTCTTTCAGCCCACTCTGGATCAACATAAGTTGCATGGAAATACTTTGCAGATCCAATTATACCATATTCGTGTTTAGAAATCAATATGTTTTCAGCAATCTTGACGGACTCGCGCCATGCGCCTTGATGCCGAATAGACTTCTTGCCTTCACACACCCAAGAGAATTGGCAGGTGTGTCTGTTCCTTTGGTGAACAACACCACAGACTGTCCGTGGGAACTGGCGACTCTTGACTCGATTCATGGTGACTTCGGCAACAGCAATCTTGCCAGCACGAGGCTCACCACCTGCTTCGAAATAAATGTTGCGAGCGAGGCATTCAACCTCTCGCATCACTGCTTGCTTTTTCTCGTAAGAAAGATTTAAAAACTCGACCTTATGATTAAGAGTTTCGAGTTCTGATACTAGAAGTTCATTTGCAATTTGCTGGGCTTCTAATTTGCTATTCATATGATCTACCATACTGTATGGTACAAAAATCATAAGAAATGTTATCGCAAATAGTCCACCAAATTTACAGAACAAATTGTGATTGCGATCAAAATATTTTTCCACATTACAAAGTATATCTACTGCATTCATGTTAGTTGTCTCCATTATTGCAGTGAAAGAAAAGGGTGGTGGTTCGCACCACCACCCCAGACCTTTCTGTTACCGAGCGGTCAACTCTTTGTGCTCAATGTGCTTATTAGGCAGCGAGAGCCATAGGTGTAAATGAATCATCGTTTGCATTTACGTTTTTTGCGCTGATTGAGTCAGTCGCCTCACTGGTTGCTGTCAGGTTATTACTTGCCCTGTCGAAGCCAAATTCATCCCCATCAAAAGCACTACCCGATTTACATTCCCCCGAATACAACGCTTTCGCGGTTCGGCTATTACGCAAGTGCTTTTGGTGGAGATGTCGGGGGTCGAACCCGAGTCCAGAACACCTTTAGTTGTCAGTTTACAACCATTAAATTGGTCTATTATTTAGACTTTTATTCAATTTCCCTTTCTTCAAACATATCTTTCTCACATTTGCACTCGGGGCAGAGAAAATCTTCATTTAGATCTTCAAACTTACCATACTTCTTTTCGTCGTATTGGTAGCCGCACCCGAGGCAAATGTGAGCCTTTTTCTTTTTCATATTAGCCAACAGTGAGTGTTGTCTCACCAACCTGACGATTGCACTGGCAAAGTTCACCAGTCTGCAACGCATCAAGAACACGAAGTGTCTCATCAGCATTACGACCAACAGCAAGGTTGTTAACAGTCACATGCTGAATGACATTCTCAGGATCAACAATAAATGTTGCGCGAAGAGCAGCACCTGCTGGCTTGTAGAAAACACCTAACTGCTCAACTAGGCTAGTGCCATGACCATCCCAATCATCACCAAGATCGCGCTGTGTATCAGCGAAAAACCATGAGGTGGTTGCCTTGAGACCTTCATGAGCATTCTTCCATGCCAACTTGACAAATTCATTGTCTGTTGAACCAATCAGAAGAACTGCATCGCGGTCAGCGAAGTCCTTGTTCAACTTATCATAGGCAACGATTTCCGTTGGGCAAACGAATGTGAAGTCCTTCGGGTAGAATACAATAACTTTCCATTTGCCTTCGAAGGAAAGATCTGTAATCTTCTCGAATGCACCATTTGGATCGAGTGCACCTGGCTTGACGCCAGTGACTTCAAATCTACTCAATTTTTGACCGACTGTCTTCATATTAAACTCCTTTTTATATTAAGCGTTCTTTGGTATTGATGCGCAGCGAGAGAAAAGATATTCTTTTGCTGTACGCATTTCACCATTTGTCAAAAAGCCATCACTGTTCTTGTCAGCGCGATCAAAGAGTGCCTTTGTAACTGTGCAAAAACGATTGACATCGTCGAATGAGACTTTGCCGTCTTGATCAAAGTCATATTGTGCAACACGATCAACAGCCAATGCTGGTGTTGATGCGAGAGCGAGTGCTAGAATAAACTTCTTCATTTTGTGATTTCTCCAATTTTCTTATAACCGTTACCAGTGGGATGTATGCCATCTTTTGATAGGGATGGGATTCGAACAATCCAATCACCATACATCTCCGCAATACTTTCTACATGCTCTTGGATTCTTACAATAGGAATTTCGCTAGTCTTTGAGTTTCCAGCAGGAAGAATCCAGTATACCGTTTCTGCCTGTACTCTTTCGCGCAGTTTGAATAGTTCCTTCTCAGTCTTAATGTACTTGTGATCATTACTACCAAGACTGATTACAACAATCCTACCAGCAAATTTTTGCGGATACTTTTTGTTGAATTGTGTAGTATTGATTCCACTCGTAGCATAAGCAACACATTCGGGGCGAGCCTGTGCAGTGCCAACAGCAATACTATCACCAAGGATTAGACACTCAATCATTCTTCCAATGCCTCCTCATATGCTTGCTGTTCAAGTTCAGCCTGACGCTGTTCAAGGCGAGCAACACAACCCTCTACCCATGAACGAGCAACACCAGAATTGTTGCGATACTTAATCGGAACACGATCTTTGCAGAACGATGTAAAACGGCGACTAACATAACGATAGTCACTGCGATCTCGCGCCACATTCGCGCCAATCAGCCCACCAAGAACAGTGGCAATCTTGCGACCATCACCGTCGCCGATCGTAGAACCAATTGCGGCTCCAGCAGCGGCACCCAGCAATATGTCGATATCGTCCTCCGTCTGAGCGACGGCACTTTGCGAGCCAAGCAGGAGGACTGCACTCATAGCAACTAAACTTACGCATTTCATTTGTTTCTCCTAACCTATAGATCTATTATACTACAAAATCAAACTCAAAGCAAGTTATTCTTGCGATTATAAGCATCGATATATTTCAGGAGTTCTTGTTTGTGTAGTTCGAGCTCATCTTCTTTGACTACAAGAGTTTGGCAAAAGTTCGCCGTATCAACTCCAATTAGAATGATGACCTGCTTTGCATCAAGCCCAGTCATCTCATGAAACATCTGGCGATATGCTGCGGCTTGCATAAAGTAATTGCCAATGTTCTCTTTCTTCTTGAGACGAACAGAAGTCTTGAAGTCGATTACAGAGAGAATACCATTATGTTCAGCGATACAATCTACAGTTCCCGCAAGACCAAGTTCATGAGAGAATAGACGATCTTCGAGACAATGAATGTTATTCACCTTTGCGTCTATTTCTTGCTTCATTCGGACGAACAAAGACTTAACATTCGGAAGCATTTCGAGAGAAGAAACATCTTCATTCTTGAGATACATTTCTAGTGCTTTATGGACACCAGTTCCGCGAGTGGTCGCCTTACGAGAGATCTCATTGGCTTTGGCTTCACCAACTCTTGCGCGCCATTCCATAAGTTCTTTCTTGCCATAGTCGGAAAGAACAGTGGTGACAGAAGGATACCTTTCTCCGTTGGGTGCGACATAGAGTCGTTTCCCGTCAGTATTTTCTTGCAAGAGTTGCGGGAAGTCATGACGAATATGATTAAACATAACAAGAATACTCAATCAAACCAGACATAGTTATTATACCGTATTACGAAGCAAAAGTCAAGTATTTTCTTGCTCATATTTGTCAACAGCAATCAGGAAGTCCTTTACAAGACTTGAACGCACGATATCGTCAGTTGTAAACTCTACGCTGGTGAACGATGGCATAGTCTTGGCAATTTGATGGAACTTCCAAAGCCCAGACTTGTCGCCTTGCTTGCGATACAAATCAGTCTGTCTATAATCACCACAGAAGATAATCTTAGAACGATAGCCAACGCGAGTCATGATAGTCGACAATTCTTCCCAGTTCATGTTCTGGCATTCATCTACAATAATAATCGAATCATCAAAACTCATACCACGAATGAAAGAAGTCGAGATGAATTCAATCTTCCCTGCGTCCTTTAGACCTTCGTAGGCATCACGGCGATTGAACAGCGTATGATAGATCTGCATGTACGGCTGTTCATACAGACTCATCTTTTCTTCTAGACTGCCTGGAGTAAAGCCAACATCCCGAGACTGAACAGCAGACCGTACGATAACAACACGCTTGAAAGAAGAATTTTTGTCGTAAACTTCTTGCATTGCTTTATAGCAAGCAATGAAAGACTTACCAGTTCCCGCAGAACCAGTAAGCATGATAAAATAATCGCCACGTGAATAAGCATCGAAGAATTTCTTTTGATTGTCTGTTAAAGGTTCAAATGTCTGAAGTTCAGATGGTTTTATTTTACTCGGAGTATTAATTCGAACATGTTGTTCATTTTCAAATTCAATCGTGGTGTTTGATACATTCTTTTTCTTCGACATTTAGTATCCTCATTTTTGAAGTAACTTGTGCTTCTTGAATACTTGATCAGTCTTTACTCGTTTCGTATCTTTCTTGAGGACTTTCTCAGCCATCGGACTTCTTGGATTTTGTTCAGCGATTTTATGCATGACTTCTTTCCAAGTGTTGTCTGTTTTCTTTCCAGACAGATCACCTGCGCCACTGTAACTGAACAATGGTGCGTCGCTGTAATATCTTTCTAAATGAGGATTGTCTACCTTGAAATCATCATAGGCAGAAACGGACATTATATGTTCTTCAATCTTCTTTGTTTTTGTATTCAAAAACTCGTAAGTTGGCATAAATTAAACTTTCCTAAAGTATCCGTGATTGGCGAGATACGCAGTAAACTTCACATCTGGAAATTGCTTTCGTAGAGAAAGAAACACTTCTAGATTTTTCGGATCGTCATCAAATAACGAAACAGTCTTGAACATACCAGTATTTAGATACTGTTGAATAAAAACTTTCTTGGCTTGAGCAGATGGCATTCCGAGATTACCTGCTCG